TGGTACGGTGACGCCCGCCGCTTGTTTAGGTATGAAATGAAAATTTTCACTTGCGGAAACGCCCAGAAAAAAATAAAGGGGGTGTGGTTTTTGAAGCTATACACCACAAAGGCGGTGGCAGCATGGCTGGACCTATCAGAAAGCAGGGTGCGGCAGCTGCGCAAAGAAAAAGTTATAACAGAATACAAGCCGGGGTTGTATAGCTTGCAGACAGTTACACATGAATACATTAACTATTTGAGAGCAAACAGCCCAACGGAAGCCAGCGTTGACTATAACACAGAACGGGCAAAGCTGGTGCGGGCAAAAAGAGAAAGCCAAGAACTTGAATTGAAGCTGCGGAAAAAGGAGGTACACAGCGCAGAAGATGTTGAAAAGGTAATGACAGATACACTTGTAAACTTCCGCACACGATTGATGGCGATACCCGCAAAGTTAAGCCCTATATTGTCAAAGAAAAAGGACAAAGCCGAAATCTTTAATATCTTAAAGGCGGCTATTGATGAAGCACTGGAAGAACTGGCAGACTTTGACAAAATATTTATCGAGGATGTGACGGAAGAAGATGGAAGCGAAGACAAAAAGACTGTTTAGGAAAATATTTGCGGTGCTGAAACCGCCGCCAGATTTGACACTTTCAGAGTGGGCAGACAAATTCCGCAGACTTTCTGCCGGGTCTTCCGCAGAGCCGGGACGCTGGCGCACATCCAAAGCACCATACCAGAAAGAAATCATGGACGCAATAACAGATATTTCAATCAGAAAAGTTGTGATAATGTCTGCGGCGCAAGTCGGAAAGACTGACGCAATGGTGTTGAACCCTATTGGATATTATGTGCATTATGACCCGTCACCAATCATGGTTATACAGCCAACAATAGACATGGCAGAAAAGTTTTCAAAAGAAAAGCTGTCCCCTATGATAAGGGACACGCCAGTTATTGCAGAGCGTATCAACGAAAAATCCCGGAACAGCGGAAACACAATCATGCAGAAGATATTTCCGGGCGGCTTTGTCACGATTGCAGGGGCGAACAGCCCAACGGGACTGCGCAGCCATACAGTGCGGATATTGCTTGCGGATGAAATAGACGGATACCCGGCAAGCGCAGGAAGCGAGGGGGACCCGCTAATGCTTGCCACGAAGCGTCAAACAACCTACTGGAACAAAAAGCAAGTAAGCATATCAACGCCAACCATCAAAGGGGCTTCCAGAATAGAAGTGGAGTATGAACACAGCAGCAAGGGAGAATGGAACACGCCTTGCCCGTGCTGCGGTGAACTGCAACCGCTGGTATGGTCCGGGGTGGTATTCGATAAGGACGATTTGACAGAAATAAACTATGTATGCAGCAAATGCGGCGTGATTTCCAGTGAAGCAGAATGGAAAGAAAAGTTTATTGATGGAAAGTTTGTTCATGAAGACCCGGAAAACCCGGTAAAAGGATTTCACTTGAACACCCTTGCTTCCACACTGACCACATGGCGGGAGGTTGTAGAAAAGTTTCTTGTTGCCAACGAAGAAGTCAAAAAAGGCAATGTGGAACTAATGAAAGTCTGGACTAATACTGAAATGGGGCAAACATGGGAAGAAGACGGGGAAACGATAGAAGACGAAGAATTGATTAAACGCCGGGAGAATTACAACTGCGAAATTCCGGCAGATGTGCTTTATCTAACGGCTGGGGTCGATACGCAGGATGATAGATTTGAAGTTGAGGTTGTCGGCTGGGGTCCAGAATATGAAAGCTGGGGCATAAAGTTTGCGGCTTTGTACGGTGACACTGGCAATATGCAAGACCCGGTGTGGGACAATCTGGACGCTTTCTTGTCACAGTCCTTTGAAAAGCCGGACGGAAGCAAGCTGAAAATCATAGTCACTTGCATGGATAGCGGCGGGCATAGGACAAACCAAGTATATAAATTTTGTAAAGCCCGCTTCAATCGGCGCATATTTGCAATAAAGGGAAGCAATGACAGTGCGGCAGCATACATCCAGAAACCGACAAAGAACAACCGTGAACAAGCCTATTTATTCACAATCGGAGTTGACACCGGGAAAAGCTGGCTAATGGATAGATTAAAACTATCAGAGCCGGGACCCGGATTTTGTCATTTTCCGAGGGAAGACGGCAGAGGATATGACGAAAAGTATTTTAAGGGGCTGACTTCTGAAAAAAAGGTAATGCGCTACAAAATGGGAAGACCTTATTTTGCGTGGGAACTGAAAGACCGGGGCGAACACCGCAGAAATGAAGCCCTTGACTGCCGGAACTACGCAACGGCAGCCATTGAAATATCCGGGCTGCCACTAAAGAAGCCGGAAGACAACGAAGCGAAGCAGAAAACGAGAAAACCGCCAGCTAAAAGAAGAAGCGGGCGTGGAAGAAGAAATGGAGGTATAAGCTAATGGCAGGAATTACGCTGGAAACAGCAAAAAGACACCTTGACGCATGGCTGGAAGCGGAAATTACAGTTACAAACGCCCAGTCTTACACAATCGGCAGCAGGGTTATGACAAAAGCAGACCTTGAAGAAATCCGAAAAACTATTGATTATTGGAATAACAAGGTGGCAGAACTTGAAAACATAGCCAAACACGGCGGCAGAAACAGAGCATACAGAGCCGTTCCCCGTGATTTATAGGCAAAATATTTCCCGCAATTTCCCGTTTTGCGGGTTTATTTCCCACCATTTCCCCGGAAAACGCTATAAAATTGTAGCGTGAATAAATAGGCAGACACGAAAAAGCACCCGGAAAAGGTGCTTTTTTATTGCATGAAGCCAGACTGGAGGTGAAAAAGTGTGGGCATTGCAGCAGTAATTGACAAAGCTATTGCCACGGTTGCACCAGAAGCAGGGCTGAAAAGGGCGGCTGCACGGCAGAAAATGCAGATATTAAACAGCGGTTATGGCAATTACGGCGCAAATTTGACAAAGAAATCACTTGCAGGATGGTTATTTGCCGGAGGGTCGCACCGTGAAGACATAGAAGACAACATTTCCGTGCTGCGGCAGCGGTCCCGTGATTTATACATGGGCATACCGATTGCCAACGGCGCAGTCAAGACAATGCGGACAAATGTTGTGGGGCGTGGGCTTCACTTAAAACCAGCCGTTGACCGTGAAGTTTTAGGCATTACAGCAGCGCAAGCGCAGAAGCTGGAAAAGCAGATTGAACGGGAATGGAAGTTGTGGGCTGAAAGCCCGGATTGCGACATTGAGCGCATTGACAATTTCTTTGAGTTGCAGCAGCTGGCGTTTCTGAATTGGCTAATGTCTGGGGATTGTCTGGCAGTGCTGCCAGTGAAACCCCGTATAAACCAGCCCTATGATTTGAGGGTGCAGCTTGTGGAAGCTGACCGCCTATCAAGCCCGGACTATTGCGACAGCTGGGACAACAAGATTGTTGGCGGCGTAGAGGTTGACAAAGACGGGGAAGTGATAGCGTATCACATTTCAGACCAGCACCCGTTATCCAGCGAAGTGACGGACTATAAATGGCATAGGGTGGAAGCATACGGCGCAAAGACGGGCAGAAGAAATGTGTTGCACATTATGTGCCGTGAGAGGATAGGACAGCGCAGGGGCGTTCCGTTCCTTGCCCCGGTCATTGAGAGTTTGAAGCAGCTGGGGCGTTATACTGACGCAGAACTGGTGGCGGCGGTTGTTTCCGGGATGTTTACCGTTTTCATTGAGAAAGAAGACGCAAGCAGTGATGAAGCCATAGGGTCAATGATACCAGAAGAAGAACAGATTGACGCTGCGGACGAAAGCAGCCTTGAACTGGGACCCGGCGCAGTAATGGACTTAAACCCAGGCGAAAAAGTACACGATAGCAACCCCGGAAGACCGAACAGCAATTTTTCAATGTTCGTGGAAGCAATATGCCAGCAAATAGGGGCTTCCCTTGAAATTCCCTATGAACTGCTTGTGAAGCGTTTCAACGCTTCCTACACGGCAAGCAAAGGCGCACTGGAAGAAGCGTGGAAAATGTTTAGGATGTACCGGGCGTGGCTTGCGGCTGATTTCTGCCAGCCTATCTATGAAGAATGGCTTGCAGAAGCGGTGGCAAAGAAGCGTATTGACGCACCGGGCTTCTTTACTGACCCGCTTATCAGAAAAGCATATTGCAAGGCTGAATGGAACGGACCGGCAAAAGGTATGCTTGACCCGGTAAAAGAGGTTACAGCAGCAGAAAAGAGGGTTGCAAACGGCTTTTCAACCAGAAGCAGCGAAACAATGGAAATGACGGGCGGCGATTTCTACACAAACGCTGACCAGCTAAAGAACGAAGAAAAGAAATTGAGTGAGGTGAAGAAAATTGGCAGCAGCAGTGAACAAAAACGCCAGCAGCCAGACCCCGGACAGCAGAACGCAGCAGGGGCAGCAGGCGCAGACGGCGAACAGACCACAGAACAGCAGGGGCAAGGGCAATCCGTACAGCGTGACGCAGGATAAATTCTGGGACTTCATACCCGGAACGGACGCAAAAGCCCCAGAACTCCTTTTGTATGGTCCTATCAGCAGCCAGCAAAGCTGGTGGGAAGATAGGGTTACACCACAGCAATTCAACAGAGAACTTGCGGCACTGGGGGAGGATGTGCCGGAAATTGTTGTGCGTATCAACAGCGGCGGTGGTGATGTATTTGCAGCAAACGCAATCTTCACCAGATTAAAAGACCATTCCGCAAAAATCACAGTCAAGATTGACGGATGGGCAGCTTCCGCAGCCACAATCATTGCAATGGCGGGCGATAGCATAAAGATTGCCAGAAACGGCGTTTTTATGATACATGACCCCGCAATGACCGTCTGGGACACTTTCAAAGCAGAAGATTTCTTGAAGATGGCTGATGAACTGAAAGTGATTAAGCAAAGCATTGTGAACACATACGCAATGAAGACGGGACGCACCGCAGAAGACATTGAGCAGCTGATGGCAAATGAAACATGGTGGACGGGTGACACAGCCGTTGAAAACGGTTTTTGTGATGAAATCATGTTTGAGGAAAGCAGCACGGTTGTTGAAAATGCTTCAAGAATTGTGGTAAATTCCACACCCATTGACTTGTCATTTTTCCAGACAGTCCCAAAACAGTTATTGAACAGCCCGCACAATCCGGGAAGTTTAATAAATAGTGCAACAGCAACAAAGCCAGAGCAAATACACGAAAAGGAGGATAAAAGCATGGCAGCAGTTGAAAACACCATTGAAACGGTTGACGCACTAAAAGCCGCATACCCGGATTTGTGCGCAACCATCCAGAACGAAGCAGCGGCAGCAGAAAGAAACCGTATCAAAGCCATTGAGGATATGGCTGGCGGTGCTTACGCTGACATTGTTTCAGACGCAAAGTTTGAAAATCCTATCACAGCAGAGCAAACCGCAGTGAAAATCATTGCAGAGCAGCGCAAGCAGGGCGGGCAGTATATCAATGACCGCAACGCAGACGCAGCGGCAAGCGGCGCAAATGATGTGACCGGGGCAGCCAGTGAGAATGGCGCAGAGGGCGCAAACCCATTTGACGCAGCCATTGACGGGCTGAAATTTGATTAAGGAGGTAAAAAGCAATGGCAAATTATGCAGTAGAAACCAGAAGCACAGAGCCGAAAAACTTTTTTGCGGGAGATTTCCCCATTGTGCCGGAAACCGGGACAGCTGGCGCAGCGATTGCAGAGCATACGCCCGTGACCGTGAATGATGATGGCGAAATTGTACCCATTGCAGCCGCAACCACTGCGGCGGTCATTGGCATTTCAGCAGAAGCGGCGGCAGAGGATGACCCAGTTGTGTATTACATGACGGGTGAGTTTTTCGCTGACGCATTGAACATTCCAAGCGGCGTTGACGCTGCGGCACTTAAAGCCGCACTGCGCAAGCTGTCAATTTTCTTGAAGTAAGGAGGATAAAAGACAATGGCTAACGAAGTATCTATTTACGAACCCCGTACAATGGGCAGAGTTATTCAGAAGCTGCCGCCCGTTCGTACTTTTTTCAGAAGCACTTTCTTCAACCATGAAGAAACCTTTGTAACAAAGAGCGTTGATGTTGATTTCAGAAAGGGCAGCCGCAAGGTTGCACCGTTCGTTTCCCGTGTTATCGGCGGCAAAATCGTTCCTAACACTGGCTACGAAACAAAGACCTACACACCGCCCCTTGTTGCGCCGGAGAAAGTAACCACGATTGATGATTTACTGGAAAGAAGACCCGGAGAGCAGCTTTATTCCGGCAAGACACCCGCACAGAGAGCCGTTGAAAAAATGGCTGATGATTTCATTGAACTGCGTGAACAGATTACACGCAGGGAAGAACTTATGTGCGCACAGACCATCTTTACTGGGAAAATCCCGGTTATCGGTGATGGCGTAAATGAAGTGATTGACTTTTCTTTCACCAACAAGGAAGTCATTTCAACAGCAACAAAGAAGTGGACAAACAGTGCAAGTGACCCTATTGCAGACTTAAAGAGGTGGCATAAGGCAGTACAGAAGTCCGGCTTTGTGAACTGCAACATTTGCGTTATGGGCAGCGAGGTTGCAGACGCATTTGTGAACCATGAGAAAGTGCAGAAGCTGCTTGATGTAAAAAATTACAATCTGGCAGTTATCCAGCCCCGCCTACTTCCAAACGGCGTGACCTATGTTGGCACTATTCACGAACTGGGTATGGATATTTACACATACAACGAATGGTATCTGGATGATTGGACAGACGAAGCAAACCCGGCGGAAAAGCCACTTGTGCCGGACAACCAGCTTGCTTTACTGTCAACTGGTGCTAATTATTCCATGTACTACGGCGCAATTACCTTGATTGACGAGCCTAACGGCAACTTCCGCACCGTTGAGGGAAAACTTGTGCCGGACACATGGACAAAGCGCAAGCCCGCAAGAAGATTTCTCAATCTGTCTTCTGCGCCGCTTTGCGTTCCGCATGATGTTGACAGCTGGTTTGTGGCAACGCCTATCTAATGGATTTCAAAGCGCAGCTTGCCAGTGATATGAAAGTTTTTCATAATCCCGGAGAAATGGCAACCATGACAAATATCTGGTATCTGGAAAAGTGCTACACGGTCCCGGCGGTCATTGACCACACGGGAGCGGAAGACAGACAGAAGCTGGAGAATGACCACGCAGAGGGTATATACCGGGCAAATTGTCTGGTATATATCGCTATGTGTGATTTAGGGTTTATGCCAAAGAAAGACCGCAAAATTGAGATTGAAGAAGCGGGCGCAGTCAATCTTTATCGGATTGAAAAAGCGGATTGTGAAGACGGCGAAATCATTCTTGAATTGGAGTTGATGGACGAATGATTGAAATTACTTCTGAAACCATAGAGAGGGTGGAAACATTACTGGCGGGCGTTCCAAAGGGTGCGGAACGGGCTTTTTCAAATGCAATCAACAGAGGTTTAAGCCACACAAAGACACAAGCATTTAAGCAAGTAAAAGCGGTGTATGCAGTAAAGCAAAGCGCATTGAACGAAGCAACAAAAACGAGAGTGCAAAGAGCCAGCAGCGGAAATCTTGCTGGCTATGTTTCTTTTTCCGGCGTGAAGATACCGCTTTACAAATTCAGCGTATCACCGAAAGAACCGGGCAAAAAACAGAAAGTGCGGGCTGGCGTGATGAAAGGCGGCGGCGCAGTGTTTGAGGACGCTTTCATTGCAAGAATGAAAAGCAACCATACGGGCATTTTTGAGCGTATCACTTCAAAACGCTTCCCCATTGAAGAAAAGATGGGGCTTTCAGCAGCGCAGATGGTGCAGCAGGAAACAATTATTGACCAGCTGACACAGGAAGCGCAAGAAAAGGTTGACGAACGCTTGAAACACGAAATTGACCGCATATTGAACGGATATGGAGGGTAGCGCATGACACCAATAATCTTGCTGGATGATTTACAGCAATTCATTGAGGAAAACACGGCAGACATACTGCTTGAATGTAGAGTGCGGACAGGACCGGCAACGGGAAAAGAGCGGGCGGCGAAAGTCTATAAAATGGGACTGCCGGAAAAGGACGATACCACACAGCAGATACCATATATCTTGTTGAAAGTATTGACCGGGGCAGACGATAAGGAAGACAACCAGCCGAAGTCAAGCGAAGTAAAAGTGCGCATAATCATTGCGACATATTCCGCAGACGGAGAGCAGGGACCGCTTGCACTGCTAAACCTTATTTTGCGGATAAGGGAAAGACTGGAAAAGCAACACATTATTGGCGGCAGATTTTGCCTTGAATATCCGCTGGAATATATAGTGTACCAAGATACAGAACCGCCATATTATCTGGGAGAAATCATGACAAATTGGAGCATACCAACGATTGAAAGAGAGGTGCAAAAAACATGGCTGGAGTAAAAAAGACAACCACAGCAGCCGCAGAGGGCGCAGGAGCGGCAGAAGAAGCAAAGGTGGACAATTCCACCAATGAAACCGTAAATGCCGAAAATGGGGCAGCAGGAGCGGCAGAAAAGGCAAAGAAAGAGCCGGACACCGTAACGCTAATCTATATCGGACCGACACTGCCAAAAGGGATGTTGAAATGCAACAGTATATTCAACGGAACGGAAGCGGAGATTAAGGCACATTTGAAGCCTATCATTGACAAATTCCCGCTTGTTGAAAAACTGCTTGTTTCAGCTGACGGGCTGGCAGAGAAAAAAGACAGAGTGCAGACAAGCGGCAACATTCTGAATAAATACTATTCAGACCTTGTTTCTGCGGCGGCTGCAAGTTTAGCAAAGGAGGAATAAGAAAATGGCAGTAACACATGGAGTAAGCGGAAGCAAAAAGGCAACCAGCGTTTCAACGCCCGTTGTCGCTGCGTCTGGCGTTCATTTTGCCGTTGGTGCTGCCCCAGTGCAGATGATTAACGGCGGCAAGGTGAATGAAGTTATCATGGCGCAGAATTACGCAGAAGCAGTGCGGCAGCTGGGCTATTCTGACGATTGGAAGAAATATGGGCTATGTGAGGAAATCTATTCAGCTTTTCAGCTTTACACAGTAAGCCCCGTTTTCTTTGTCAATGTACTTGACCCGGCAAAGCATAAGACGGCGGTTGCAGCAGCGGATTTAACCCCGGCTGACAACCAGATTAAATTACCGCTTGAAGCAATCGCAAGCAGTGTGGTTGTAAAGGCAACCGCAGCCGCAGAAGCGGCAATGGTAGTGGGCGAAGATTACGAAGTTTTCTATGATGATACAAACTGCGTGATTGAGTTTACAACCACAAGAACTGCGGCTGCAAATGTGGCATACAACAAAGTTGACCCCACACAGATTACGGCTGCGGATATTATCGGCGGTTACAGTGTGGCTACACAGAAGACAACCGGGCTTGAACTGATTGACAGCGTATTTCCGAAATATAGCATTGTGCCGGACATTATCTTGTGTCCGAATTGGTCACAAAACAGCGAGGTTGCAGCAGTCATGGCGGCAAAAGCAGAGAATATCAACGGGCTTTTTGAAGCGGTTGCAATTCTGGATGTGGACACCACGGCTGAAACGGGCGTGACCCGTTACAGTGATGTACCCGCATGGAAGAAGCAGAAAAACTTCATGAAGTCAATGGAACTTGTCTGCTTTCCAAGGGTTGCGCTGGGCGAAAAGACCTTTAACTTTTCAACACAGCTTGCGGGCAGCATGACCGCAACGGACAACAACGAGGATTTAGGCGGCGGCACACCTTGCGAGAGCGCAAGCAATAAGAGTTTGCAGGCTGACAGAATGGTGCTTGCGGATGGTAGCGAAGTTGTTATGGATTTGCAGAACGCAAACTATCTGAATGAAAACGGTGTTATCACTGGCTTAAATTTCTATAACGGATTTGTAAGCTGGGGCAATTACACCGCTTGCTATCCGGCAAACACTGACCCGGCAGACTATTTCTATTGTATCAATAGAATGTTCCGCTGGGTGGCAAAGTCTTGTATTCTGTCATACTGGTCATACACAGACCGCAAGTTGACCCGCAGACTGATTGACGCAATTTTGCAGGGAATGAATGACTGGTTGAACGGACTGACCGCAGAAGAAAGAATACTGGGCGGCAGGGTGGAAATGAACGAGGATGAAAACACAACCACTGCTTTGATGGCTGGTCATGTTAAATTCCACATCTACATTACACCGCCAAGCCCGTTGCAGCAGCTTGAATTTGTGCTTGAATATGATTTGTCATATCTTGAAGCACTTCTGGCAGCGTAAAGGAGGGATTGAACAATGGCAAAGATTGATGAATTAGTTGTGAATTACGCCGTGTACGAAGACGCAACAGAGTACATGGGGACCACAGAAGCTACGCTGCCGGATTTGGAGTTTCTGACAGAGGAACTTTCCGGGGCGGGAATTGCAGGAAATGTGGAAGAAATCATTACCGGGCATTTATCGGCAATGTCAACCACGCTGAATTTCCGCACGGTAGGAAAAGGGGCGGTGAAGCTGCTTGAACCAAGGGTACACAAAATTGACTTGCGTGTTGCCCAGCAGCAAATGAACATGAGGACAAGCGAAACAGAAATTGCCAGCTTGAAGCACATTATGAAAGTGAAGCCCAAGAAAACCACACTGGGGAAAGTTGCGGCGGCTTCCACTGCGGATGTGTCCGGGGAATATGCAGTTTCTTACTATGCAATGTATATTGACGGTAAGAAAGTGACAGAGGTTGACCCGCTGAATTTCATTTGCATTATCAACGGTTTTGATTATCTCAAAGCTGTAAGAAAAGCACTGGGCAAATAATTTGCCCATTCCTTTTGGTCAAGGAAAGTAAGGATAATATATCACGGAATAGCATTGCCAGCGGGAAAGCCCGCTGGCGTTTTGCTATAAAACAAAAACATGGAGGAATAAGAAAATGACAGATACAACAAAGAACACCAACGCAACAGAGAACGCCGCAGCAGTAGAGGAAAAGGAAATGCAGGAAGCGCAGAAAAGCGGCGTTGTGGATTTTTCACAGAAGAAAGAAGACAAGGAAAAGTCCGGGAATTATACACACACATTCAGCAAGCCCGTTGAAATCGAGGGCAAGCAGTACAAGACTTTGACATTTTATTTTGACAGCTTGACTGGTGAAGACATAGAAGCAGTGGAAGAAGAATTGCAGGACCAGAACAAATATGTTTTGACCCCGGAAATTTCTTCTGCGTTCCAGTCAACACTTGCTGCAAGGGCGGCGAAAGTCCCGGCTGATGAAATCAGACGGCTTCCCATCCGTGATTATATGCAGATTAAGAACAAGGCAAGAAATTTTTTAATAAATATGGGCTAACAAGAGCGAAAGCCCCGGACGGGTCAATCATTGAGATTAAAGACCCGGCAAATTTCTTGCGAAAGCAAATATACAAAATGTCAAGGGCTACACATACGCCTATACCGTTCTTTTTGAAAATGACAATCCGTGAACTTTACCGCTGGATTGACAGCGTAAACGAAGTGGAAGCGGAAGAAGCAGAGGAAAGAAAGAACGCCGGAAAGTAGGGAGGTGAAAACCGTTGGCAGGGTCACAGAAAGAATTTGAACTGCTTTTCAAGCTGAAAGCCACGCTGGGCGGTGACTTCAAAAACACCTTTAAGCAAGCCATTGACACCCAGAAGCAGTTGCAGAACAGCCTAAAAAATGTCAATTCCCTACAATCCAAAATAGACGGCTACAACAAGCAGTCTGCGGCGATTGATAAGAACAAAGAGAAGCTGGAAGCCCTAAACAAAGAGCATGACCGCTTACAGCAGGAATTGAACGAAAGCGGCGAACCAACGGAAGCACTGCGCCGAAAGCTGGAAAAGAACGAAAGCCAGATACAACAGACCACTGCCAAGATTGAAGAACAAAAACAAGAACTGGAAAAATTAAGCGGTGAACTGAAAGAAGCCGGAGTGAATACGGACAATCTGACGGGCGAAAATGACCGCTTGCAGAAGTCCTATGACAAACTAAAGTCTTCACAAGAAACGCTGCGGCAGCTGGACGCAAAGCAACAGCAGATTTCCCAAAGCATAGGGCAGACCAAAACACAGCTTCTGGGAACGGTTGGAGTAATGACAGCCGTTGCAGCTGCGGTTTATGCAGGACCAATCAAGACATATCAAGATTTTGAAGCGGAAATGTCAACCGTTGCGGGTATCACACACGCAACCGGGGACGAACTGGAAGCATTAAAGAACGCAGCGAAGCAAGCCGGACAGACTACATGGGCAACAGCCACAGAGAGTGCGCAAGCCCTTGAATATATGTCACTTGCTGGCTGGACCAGTGAACAAAGCATTGGTGCGCTGAATGATATGCTGATGGCTGCTAAAATCAGCGGGCTTGATTTGGGAGCGTCAACAGACCTTGTGACCGACAGCATGAGCGCAATGGGTCTTTCAGTTGACCAGCTGGGGCATTATCTTGATGTAACAACAAAGGCAAACAATGTGGCAAACACCACTTCCAGTGACCTTATGGAAGCAATACTGGGGTGTGCTGGTGCTGCAAAGACTAACGGCATAAGCCTTGAAAGTCTATCAACGGCATTGTCCGTCTTTGCAAATAACGGTCTTAAAGGAACGCAAGCCGGAACGGCTATGAACTCAATACTTGTCCGCATGACTTCAAATGACAAGGCATTGACGGAAATGGCAAGGCTGGGCGTATCTGCGTTTGATGAACAAACCGGGTCTTTCCGTGACATGGGGGACATACTAAAAGACCTTGAAGCAAAGATGGTCACAATGACGGACGCAGAGCGTGACGCTTCATTGAAAGCCATTGCAGGAACTAACTATTATAGCCAGTTTGCATATTTGCTTGACAGCGTATCAGAAGCCGCCGAGGGAACGGCTGGCAGCTGGGATGTGCTGACAGATAAATTGAACAACGCTGACGGCGCAGCGGGCGAAATGTACGACACCATGATGAATAATTTATCTGGTGCAATGACAGAAGCCAAAAGCGCAATAGAAGCGGTGCAACTGGCACTGGGCGAAGCACTGACCCCGGCACTGACTGACGCAGTAAGGGCGGTAACGCCGTATATTCAGAAAGTAGCAACTTTCATTTCAGACCATAAAGAACTTGTCGCAACGGTAGCAAAGGTTGTGGCGGTGCTTGCGGCGGCACGGGTTGGCTTTTTAGGATTGAAGCTGGCAGGACTGACCGGGGAAAGCGGCATTATCAGCATAATGCAAAAGCTGGTAGGGCTGCGGGCTGGAATGATTGAAAACGCAGCAACAAGCGTTTCATTTGCAACAAAGTTGTCCAGCGCAGGAAAAGGGCTGCTTTCCTATTTTGGCAATGTAGGAAGCGCACTGGGCGGCGTTGGTACGGCAATAGGTAAAGTATTCAACGGAAACGCACTGACTGGCAAGGTTGGGGCGTTTTTGGGTGGCATAAGAACACAGATACTGGGCGGCATATCCGGGCTTGCAGGAAAAGCAGCAGGGGCGTTGACCGGGGCTGGTTCAAAAATGCTGGGATTTATTTTGACCCCATTTAGAGCAATCGGCGGCAGACTGGGCGGCTTGCTGTCCGGCGTAGGAAGCGTGATTGCAAATAGTCCGATAGGGCGCATAGGGTCATTTATTACGGGCGGCATATCAAAGGCAGTAGGTGGCATAGGCAGCCTATTTGCGCCGATAGGAAACGCCGTCAAAACGATACTGGGACCGATAGGCAACCTTGCAAAAACGGCACTGGGACCGCTGGGAGGTATAGCGGGAAAAGTGCTGCCGATTGTCGGAATTGTCACAGCGGTTATAACTGTATTCAAGATGTTAAAAGACCACTTGCAGGAAGTGCGGGACTTCATACAGCGCACTTTTGGTGATGAAGCACTGGCGGTCTTTGACAAAATAGTTGCAGTGATAACGAATGTGGGCGAAACCATAAAGGGCATTTTTAGTGATGGCAACATAGGCGCAGCCCGTGACAAGATACAAGAGATTTTCGGAGATAAGGGCGCAGCGGTCTTTGACAAGCTGGTTGGCATACTGCGCAATGTGATTTCCGTTGTGCAATCAATAGTGAATTTCTTAATGGCAAATGTTGTCCCGGTCATGGAACAAATATTTACTGTCATTATCACACAGATTGTACCCGGCATTATTTCATTTGTGCAAGCAGCAGCACCCGTGATAATGGATATAGTGGGGCAGATTGTTGATTTCATTGCAGCACTAATGCCAGTGATTGCGGACGCAATAGCAGCACTAATGCCGATTATCAGCGACATTATAACTTTTATATCAACCTATGTACTGCCGATTATTTCAGAGGTATTCACATTCATTACATCAACGGTGCTGCCTATCATTTCACAGATGATACAAGCATTGTTGCCAGTCATTCAGAATGTGTTGACCACTTTAATTCCGGCGATACAAACGGCGGTTACAACAATTTGGAATGTTGTGCAGCCTATCATTGCAGGAATACTGGCAGCAGTACAAGCAGCAATGCCAACCATACAAGCAGTGGTCACAACAGTTGTAACAGCCATTGGCGGCGTGATAAACGGACTTGCAACCGTGCTGAATGGCATTATCACATTCATTACGGGCGTATTTACCGGGAATTGGTCGCAAGCATGGGAGGGCATAAAGTCAATCTTTTCTGGAGCATTTGAAGCAATAAAGAGCATAGCCAAAGGCGTTATGAATGGCATTATTGACATTATAAACGGCGCAATAGGCGGCTTGAATAAACTGCAAATACCAGACTGGGTTCCCGGCGTAGGCGGTAAAGGTATCAACATTCCATTGATACCGAAACTTGCAAAAGGTTCAACCTACACCCCGGACACTTTCATTGCCGGAGAAGCGGGACCCGAACTTATAACCAACGCACCGGGGCGCACCGTGTTTACTGCAAGCCAGACCAAAGACATTATGGCGGCGCAGGGGGCGGCAGCGGCAGCAGTGCAAGCAGCACCAACAGTGCAGGGCGCAGCTGCAATGGCAAGCACCGTGAACGCAGCACCAATAGTGGCAGCAGGAGCGGGCAACGGCGGCAGCGGCAGCAGTGCAGGAGGTACAAACAATGTAACTATCAACAACAATCCGACGATCGTTGTGAATGGGGACCAGCCAGACGATTTGGAAGAAAAGCTGGAGGAAAACAACCAGCGGTTGTTGCGTCAAGTAGAAAATATGCTTGACGATAAAGCGGATAAGGAGGAGCGGCAAAAGTATGACTAAAACTTACACAACCATTTCCGGGGATATGTGGGACAAGATAGCCTTTGAGCAGATGGGAAGCGTTTTGCATACCGATAAGCTGATGAACGCAAACGCAGCACACGCCGCAACATTTGTCTTTCCAGCCGGGGTGGTTTTAACCATCCCGGAAGTGGAAGACGAAACGGACATGGAATTGCCGCCGTGGAAAAGGGGGTTTTTGACATAGCATGAGCGCAAAAAACGAAGCACGGCGGGTGGAATTGCGGCTGAAATTTCAAAATGTAAAACCGCCGCTGAATATCAATAAATATTTAACCAGCATTACATACACAGACGAAGAAGAAGACAACGCAGACGATTTGCAACTTGTCTTTGATGATAGAGAAAAAAAGTGGCTGGGTGACTGGCTGAAAATAACGCCAACGATTGTACGCAGCACAAAGCAAGTCAAAAAAGAGGTGGCGGCAGATAATGTGGTCAATTACACCGTGAAAAAGGGTGACACATTATGGGCGATTGCTAAACAGTATCTGGGCAGCGGGACAAAACACACGCAGATTGCGCAGGAAAACAATATTAAAAACCCAAACTTGATATATCCGGGGCAAGTTTTCAAAATCACAGTCGGCGGGGAAGTCAAAACAACCGTTGAAGAAGCAACAGAAACCGTGACGCAAGCGGCGCAGCCGAAACTGATACAAGCAACGATTGTGCAAAAGAACTGGCATGACAATGGAAAAGATGTTGTGCTGGACTGCGGAACATTTGAACTTGACAGCGTGGACGCAAGCGGACCGCCTACAAAGATTACATTAAAAGGCACTTCAATTCCTTATACATCCACCATGCGCACGGCGAAGAAGAACCGGGCGTGGGAAAACTGCAATTTGAAAATGATTGCGGAACAGATAGGAAAAGAAGCGGGGCTTTCCGTGATGTACCTTGCGGCAAACAATCCGAAGTACAAGCGAAAAGAGCAAGTGCAAAAGTCTGATATAGCATTTTTGCAAAAGCTATGCAAGGCGGCGGGGCTTGCGCTGAAAGTAACCATAATGACAGTGGTTATATATGACGCTGCGGAATATGACAGCAAGCCAGCTATTAAAACCATCAAATATGGCGGCAAGGATTACATATCATACAAACTGGGAACAAGTCTGCATGATACGGCATACACAAGCTGTCATGTTTCCTATACTGACCCGGACAGCAAAGAAACGATTGAAAGCACATACACCCCGGACAGCAAGGACGGCACGGGACAAGTGCTGGAGGTCAACGAGAAAGTAAGCAGCACAGAAGAAGCCTATGAACTGGCAAAAAAGCGGTTGCGTGAAAAGAATACACAGCAATTCACAGCCAGTTTCACAATGGTTGGAGATGTGCAGCTGGTGGCGGGTGCGACAGTGAAACTAAAGGGCTTTCAGATATTCGACAGAAAGTACAAAATCACGAAAGCAACCCACAAGCTGACGGGAGGTTATACAACAGACATTGAACTAAAACAAGTATTGGAGGGCTATTGATGAATGACCCAACACCGTTGGAATTAAAAAACATGGTGCGGGTGGGAACTGTCCAGAGCGTTGACAAAGACAAAATGACTGCCCGTGTTAAGTTTGGAGATAAAGGCGGCATTGTGTCAAGCCCACTGCACATACTAAAACGCCCCGTGTATGTTATTCCGGCTATGGAGAGCGCAAACGAGGGCAAAACAGCTGAAAAAGAATTGAAATATGATGTGTCAAATGTATTGAAGACAGAAAAACATTATCATGAAGCCTATGTGTCATTATGGCTGCCGAATGTGGGTGAAATGGTGCTTTGCATTATGGTTGCAGATGGTGACGGTGACGGCTTCATTGTAGGGGAGGTGTAAACGGTGGCGAAGATAGGAAGTTTTGCAAAAGACCTTGTGTTTTCGGTATCTGACAACACCGTGCGCACCTTTGACCAGATTTCATGGAAGACTTCTGCAAAGTATGCGACACATGACAGGCACATTAAAAGGGATGTGCTGGAATTTTTGGGACCAGAGCCGGGAGGTATCAGCTTCACAATGGCTTTTTCTGTATTTCACGGCACAAACCCGCTGAAAGAGATTAAGAAACTAAACAAGATGGTCAACAAGGGCATTACTGGACGGCTGGTGCTGGGCGGCAGGGTGTACGGGTCTTATAAATGGGTCATTACGGGCGTACAGTCCACAATGAAGCGTTTTGACAATAAAGGCAACTGCTGGGCTGCAACGGCACAAGTGACAATGAAAGAATATCCAAAGAGGTGATGAAGCATGGATGTGATAAGAGGTGACGGCAAGTTGCTTGAAAATATTGACCTTGCCCCGGCTAATGCACATCAAGAAGTTATACAAAACATTGCCGTCATACTGGATTTGGTGCAAAAGTCTTGCCCTATGTTCCGGGATGGTGGCTTGCCGGGTGAATTATACGGAAGACCGCTGAATGTGGTTGAAAACATTCTTGTTGGTGAAATCTATGACCAGATAGAAGAATTTGAACCACGGGCAATCCTTGCCGGAATAACATTTGAAGAAGACCATTTGACCGGGCAAATGATACCCATTATTGAACTGGAGGGGGTGACGGAAGAAGATGAGTGATATTACATACCCAGATGTTGAGTTTGTAGAAACTGACACTGAAACAATAATTTCAAACATGATTGCGCTTTATGAAGAACTTGTGAAAGCGTCTGGGCGTGAAGATTACAAAGTGCGCCCCGGAAGCCCGGAAAGAATTTTTATATCATGGATGGCGGCAGTTGTGGTGCAGCAGCGTGTATTGATTAACGATACAGCAAAAATGAATGTGCCACGATATGCGGCAAAATCAGAAAATGAAGATTATCTGGACAGTTTGGCAGAGATATTCAAAGACACACAAAGGCTGCCAGCTTCCCCGGCTTCTGCAATATTCCGTTTTTACATTTCAGAAGCGCAGCCGCAAGCAACAATCATTCCGGCTGGCACACGCATTTCATTTGACGGCGTGATTATTTTTGCAACAAGTGAAGTGCTGGAAATCCCGGCTGGCAGTACATACGGTGATGTTGAGGGCGTTTGCACACAGCCCGGAACGGTTGGAAATGGGCTTGTAGCGGGACAAGTCAAAGAAATAGTTGATTTGTTTGACCATTACCAGAAAGCGGAAAATATCACAACCACAAGCGGCGGGGCTGAAAAGGAAGACAACGCCAGTTATTATGAGCGCATGAGGGACAGCATGGAAAGTTTCAGCACGGCAGGTCCAATCAACGGTTATATATACTGGACAAAAACCGTTTCCGCTGCGGTTGCAGATGTGGCAGTGACCAGCCCGGACGCTTGCATTGTAGATGTGAGAGTGCTTCTGCAAGACGGGCAGGAAGCCACGGAAGCGGTATTGCAGGAAATAGAAGACGCTTTGAACGCTTCCGACATACGCCCGCTGACAGATGTTGTGACGGTATCAACGCCGGACACGGTGGACTTTTCGGTTGATGTTACATTTTATATCGGACAACCAAACGCAAACAGCGCAGCAGCCATTGAAGCAGCAGTGCGGCAAGCGGTTGAAGATTATATAAGCTGGCAGACTTCCAAAATGGGACGGGATATAAACCCGTCTTATTTAACACAAATGATGATGGAAGCCGGGGCAAAGCGTGTTGTAGTACGGCAACCCACATTCACAACCGTTGCGGATATTGCAGTGGGTAAGCTGACCGCAAAAACGGTATTGAATGGGGGTATAGAAGATGTCTGAAACAATTTACAATGCAGATTTTATCAAGTATCTTCCGCAGCCATTGACGCATGACCCCAAAATGATTGCACTTGCAACGGCAGCAGCGGAAGAACTGCTGACAGTTTCCGGGCTTATGGACAATGTATTGATATATTCACGCATTGACGATTTGCCGGAAGATTTGGTGGATGTGCTGGCGTATGACTTCCATGTTGACTGGTACGATTATTCATACCCGTTGCAAGCAAAAAGGGATTTACTGAAAAGCAGTGTCCGGGTGCATAAGAAGATGGGGACAAAATATGCGATAGAAAAAGCGTTGTCCGCATTATACCCGGAAAGCGAAGTGGAAGAATGGTTTGAATACGGTGGAGAGCCGGGACACTTCCAGATAGTTTGTGATGTGACTAATTCAAGGATTGTTGCCAGCCTTGCGGATATTATACGGGCAGTAAAACTATACAAAAGACTTTCTGCGCATTTGGACGGCGTGGCATATCAAGCGCACATACATTGCGAGATACAGACACACGCAGAATATTTCCGTTATCATGTACCGCTGACCGGGAAGCTGAAAGCCGGAACACACCCGCAGAGAAACAGACGGGGGATAAATTACGGCAACAATATTGTTGTGGGAACGGAAGCGGCGGGATTTATCTTTGTAAATCCAGCAGCAGGAACTATCCCATACAGAAATATGGTATTTCACAACCAGACGGCGCAAATTGACGCAGAAACGGCGTTGAATGTGTTTGGGTATAGAAATACACCAGCGGGGCAAATAAACGCCGGAGAAAGCCCACAGCGAAGCCACAGAGGGCAAAGCGCAGGGGCAGCAGTGGTGGCAGAAGATATGGCGGCAGCATATCACTTCACCAGTCCGGCAGCAGGAACGGTCCCGGAAAGAAGCACGGTGCAGCGAACCGAGGGCGGGGCGGTAGAAAACACGATTGCGGCAACGGCGTTTTCATATTCCGTCAAGCAGTGCGGAAGCACCCGGAAATTATAGCAAAGGAGGATGAACCATGCTGACAACGCAAGCAAAAGAAGATTTCAAAAGTTTCATTGAAAGAATTATCAGCTATGCGGTTGTTACGGTCAACGGCGTTGCCACAAAGAAAGCAATTCACCGCAAAGAAAGACTTTCTGACGGCAGGGTGGCAGTCTATATTGAGATAACGCCACAGCTGGGGACCACGGCAACCATTACGAAAGTACAGCTTTACAACACAGCAAACAAGTTGTGGGCTGAAAAGTCGGAAAGCATAAGTCTTTCAAGCGTACAAGAGGGCGCATTGTACCGCTTTGTGTTCGACTTTGTAGAAAAGGAGGTGTAAAAAACAATGTATCAACCTACAATCTGGCAAGACCATGTGACAGAGTTTGAAAACCGCTACACGGAAAGCCGCAATGATGATGGGTCAATCACCCACACCCCAGTTGAGGGCGAAATCATACAGCAGGGGACACCGCAGAGCGCAAGAAACTTCAACCACATGGAAGACGGCATTTCTAATGCTGGAGAACTGGCGGCACTTATGGCGGCAGAACATATCCACCAGCAGCAGTCCATAAAGGACCTTGCGGGCGAAACAATGACCGTGACGCTTACCAATTCGCAAGCGTACCCGTTCAACAATTCGCAAGCAACCGTATCACTGGCGCAGACAAGAAACCATCTTGACTATACCGTGACTGCGGAAGTTGTGGAGTATTCCGGGGGATTTCCGGGAGAAATTGAAATTTCCGCAAAGCTGCTGAATGGCTTTAAGGTCGCATTTACTGGAAGCGCAGCCAGCGTGACAGTCAAATTATATGTGAAAGGCGGGTTTTATTGATGGCAGCAGCAGTGATTATCAAGCAGGAAGAACGCAGAGCGCATGAAGCGGCGGTGCTGCGTTCTTTTGGCGTACAAGGACAAGGAACAGCGGCGCAGCGGGAAGCAGCGGAAGTGATAGCAGCCCGCAGCGTTGAGGTAGTACAAGGAGGGAAAGAAAATGGCAAAAAATACTATTAAGGTTGTCGAGAAAGCACCCGGAAAGCCGCACATTGAATGGGCGCAGTCTGGCACAAAGAAAATCACTTTTGGTGATGATGAATTGACAATCAACCTTGCAAGCAGAGAGCGTGACGAAAAAGTGACGCTTGATATTTGCATTGACGCAGAAGACGGCATTGTGATTGGTGTTGGCGGCACGGCGCAGAAGTACGCTGCGCAAATTGAAATTCCGGCAAGGCGTTATGATGTTATCGAAGACGGCACGGACGAAATAACCGGGGAGGTTAGAGAAGTACCAGTGCCGATTGACTTTGATATTTCACTTTGCACACTGACATTATGGGAAATGGAGGTATAAAAAATCATGGCAAATTTTGATGATTTAAGCATGGCGGTTGCTTCTTTTGGGGGCAACAACAAGGTCATTTTTGACGATTTAGAAAAGCCGTCAATTATGGTCGGATTTCCGAAGCTGAAATTTTCAGACATTATCACCGGGGGTACGCAGGATGTAGCGGACATTTTCAAGGTTGATGGGGTAGAGCGTGACTTGCTTTACATTTCAAAGTACATCAATGTTGTGGTCAATGACCGTGCATATTCGCTGCCCATGAAAGACCCCAGAGCGTATATCAATTTTGACCAGTCGCTTGCCGCTTGCCGCAAAAAGGGTGCTGGCTGGGGCTTAACCCCTAACGCATTATGGGGCGCAATCATTTTGTGGTGCAACCGCAACGGCTTTCTTCCGAGGGGCAACACGAACTGGGACGCAAGCTATGAAAAGGCGTATGAAAAAGGCGTGAACACATACATTGACGGCACACACGGCGGTGGAAGAACCGCAACGGGCAGCGGACCGGCTACATGGTATCATGACGGCACGGTGGCTGGCATTGCCGATATGTGCGGGGATGTATGGGAATGGGTCGCTGGTATGCGTATCAATAACGGCGAAATCCAGATTATCCCGTATGGCAACTGCATGAAAGCAGATTGCGACATGAGCGCAGAAAGTACGGAATGGAAAGCGATTAAGCCGGACGGCACACTTGTTGACCCCGGAACTGCCGGAACGCTGCATTATGACCTTGTTTCTGGAAAGATTGTGATTAGCACAGCCACAAACACCACTTTCAGCAACAATATTGCATTTTCGCAGCTGGCAGCAGCAAGCGGCGTGAACATTCCGCAGATTGCGAAACTTCACGGGCTGATTAAGGACGCAAACGACATTTACCCGGCAACTGGACACCAGCACTACATCAATACAGACGGCGAAAGACTGCCGTTTCGGGGGTCGTACTTCGACAGCACTTCCCAC